ATCAAAAAAAATAAAATCAAAAAAAATAAAATCAAAAAAAATAAAATCAAAAAAAATAAAATCAAAAACATTAAAACTTTACAACTTATAATGAATTATAATTATTTAAAAAACCATTTTATTTTTTATATTTTCATTGAAAAAAATATAAATTGAAAACTTTTTTACTTGTTTTACATTTATCAGCTCAATCATCAGCATCAGACAAGTTTCAATGACCGGACAATCAAAGTTGGCATCCAATTCTTACTCGCTCACTTCCATCTACATTCCCAGAGTTCACCGCAATCAAATGCGCGAGGCCTATGTGAAGCGCGTTTTCGAGTGCCAACACATTGCAATTGTTTCGCGTGTTGATTTTGTAGAATACGAGCACCCGGATGCAAACTTCTGTTTTGCAGTTGTGCACGTTCTCTTCTGGATTCCCGGCGTCATTTCAAAGCATTTTCGCGAAAGGATTCAGTCACAGCGCGAAGCGCGCATCGTGTTTTCAGACCCTTCTTATTGGGTTGTTCTTCCTTACACACAAAAACAAAAGAAAGCTTCTCTACTACGCGCCGAAGCAAGTCTTGAAACCTACAGCACGCCGCCAACGCCGATTTCATCCTACACTTTTGCGCCTGCACCGTTTGCACCTGCACCAACAAAAAGAAATCAGAACCAGAACCAGAATTGCATTTGCGGTTGCGGTGGCTACGAACTTGATTGTTCTTCTCAAATCCTTTACAACTCATTCACAGATTCGACTTGGAAAACTACGACCGCCACGACACCGACAAATGTTTCAAGCTCAAGCTGGAACAACATGGAAGAAAACTTCCGGTTCTACGACCACGACAGCGCTTACTCAACGACGGCCGCATATTAACAAGTATAGGCGCCAATAAAATAAAAAAAAACAAAAAACATTTTTTTATTTTATTGAACATTTCAGAGATTTTTTGGTTATTTTTCATTATAAAAAACATAAATTGAAAACTTAAATATTATATTAATATATTGTAGTGTTCAAGTCTCAAGACAAAATCAACAATGACCGCTGCAGCTTCTACCCATAACCAAGACACTTTGAATTTACTTACCACCATCGAAGCCACCCTCATTTCCCAAATGGAAAACATCAATCCGGCTCCCATCACGCAACATGAAAGAGCGGCGCTCTTTGATTTCTTGGAGTTTTCACAACGATATGCAGCTCTGATAGAGCCAACTGAACTGTTTACTCGTCGCATTACTGCATTTCTCGACACAATTGAATATATGCGCATTCAACAACAACAACGCCCGCCGCGTGTGCAGGTTACGCGCATTGGAGCAAGACGCGTTTTCGCAGACATTTCGAATGAAGTGATGCAAGATGAAAACATTGCCGCCAATCTTATCTAACTTTGCAACTTTGCAACTTTGCCAAACCACCAAACCAAACCGTCACTTACAATACCAACAAAACAAAACAACAAAACAACAAAACAACAAAACAACAAAACAACAAAACAACAAAACAACAAAACAACAAAACACAACAAAACATAACAAAACATAAAATAAAAATAAATAAAAGTTTAATCTTTTTTTATGTAAATTAATAATTTTTTAGTATTAATAAGTTCACTACTTTCAGAATTACACAAAGATTCGTCAATTGACATTTTGTTTTTTATATTATTTAATTCGCACATTTGAGTACTCAGTTTCTCTTGACTTAAAAAAAATAGCACCTTGAAATAGATATGATTACAAATATAGTTATTAAATATTTTGAATACTTCTTGGGGATTTAAAATGCAATCAAATATTCCAATGTCCATTTCTATTATTCTTTTAAATCCTGCAAAAAATCCATCTGCAATTTCAACTGTATATTTAACAATATTGACTTGTTTTTTTTTATTACGCAAATACTCGTGGTCATGATTCGTATAATCGAAAATATTATTGTCACTATCATTTTGATGATTCGTTGACATGGAAGATGTTATGTTATATTATTGGTTTATTGGTATTGGTTTCTTGGTATTGGTTTGTTTATATAAACTTATTTTTTGTCTTTATACTTGTTTTTTTATTTAACTCATAAATAAAAAAACACATTCACAATCTCTTTTATTTGAAATTATTTATTTACCTAGGGAATCCAACAAGGTTGGCGCCAATTCCGAAGCCGGCACCGGACCGAGCAGAAACGGCAAGGCTGGGAACATAGACATCTAAAATTGCAAACGTTGCAGCAGCAGACAATGCAATCAGACCCACTTCCTCCAATTTCAGACGCTGTTTGGGAATAGAGTAGGCAACAATGGCAACCATTATACCTTCAACCAAATATTTGATTGCGCGTTTCACAAGCTCGCCTAAATCAAGAACGTTGTTGTACATTTTATATTATATTAAATGAACAGAAAAAAAAATAAAACTATTTGAAAATATAATTTTTTAATTAAATATTAATTCAAAAATAATTAAAAAATATATTTACCATTTAAAATACTTAAATATGAATTGTAATATAATGTATAATATTATTAATTAAAAATATTCCTAAAATGAAACCGCGCGGAGTTGAATTAAAGAAAAATGAAAATGGAACAAATAATGTAAATTATGTAGACTTGTTGGAAGAAGATAAAGCCATTTCAGGTCAAAAATTTGCTTGTTTGTCATTTGTAAGTCCAGAAGAAATTATAAAACAGAGAGACCATTTTTTCTTTGAAGAGTTTCTAAAGCAATGGAATTATAAAAAGTCAGTTGATGTAATGCTTCATTTTGTTAGTTTCATTTCTTACAAGTATAATTTGACATTTGAAAAGGTAAATGAGGATTTCCAGGATTTTTTGAAAACTGAGCATGAATCCGTGATGAAATACAATGTGAATGATGATTTTAAAACATTTATAGATAACAATGAGGAGAGACTGGATGTTGAATTTGGTGAGCAACATGAATTTCAGACATCGGTTAGAGGAATTAAAGTTCGCGGCGTTTTTGCATCGCAGAAGGAAGCCGAGATGCGCTGCAAGCTGCTTCGCGAAGTTGACCCCAATCACGATGTTTATGTGGGTCCGGTGGGAATGTGGGTTCCGTTTCATCCGGATGCGTACAAGACCGGGCGCGTTGAATATATGGAAGAAACGCTAAATCAGCTCATGTCGGAAAAGAAAAAGAATGAGGATAATGCCAAGAAGGAATTTGATAAACGCGTAAAAGAGGCTAAAGAGAAGGCAATCGAAGAAAATAAAAAGAATGCGGAAAAATCTGGTAATAAACTTACCCAAACTATTAATTCCAAGGGCGAGCTCGTGAGCGTGAAAAATATGTCGGCTGAGGATGATGATGAAAATGCAAATGCGGGTGAAGATGAAGAAGAGTCGGAAAATGTAACACTCGATGACATCCGCAAACAAATGTTTGATACAGAAAATGTGGTCATTGACAAGAATACTGACCACGGACTGTCACGTCTTACTGAAAATCAGGCTCTTAACGACGACGACATTGGTCTTGATGAGTGAATTGGGTGAATGAATGAAATAGTAAATAATTAATTAAATTATGCATGTTGATAATTTAATTAAATTAAAGAATATAAAGCCAACTGTATATATACATTCATCTACTCACAAGAATAGAAGAGCACTAGGCAGTACTAGACAGACAATAAAACAAGACAAAAATGACAAAAGCAATCGGAATTGATTTAGGAACGACGTATTCGTGTGTAGGTGTTTGGCAGAATGAGCGCGTAGAGATTATTGCAAATGACCAGGGAAATAGGACAACACCGTCATACGTTGCATTCACAGACAGCGAACGTCTCATTGGAGATGCTGCGAAAAATCAGGTATCCATGAATCCAGAGAATACTATTTTTGACGCAAAGCGTCTCATCGGTAGAAAAATCGACGATGCCAGCATTCAGAGTGATATGAAGCATTGGTCATTCAAGGTGGTTGCCAAGGATGGAGGTAAGCCGCACATTCAGGTGGAATTCAAGGGAGAACAAAAGACGTTTTCTCCGGAGGAAGTGTCTGCAATGGTATTAGTTAAGATGAAGGAAATTGCGGAGAGTTATTTGGGCTCTCCGGTTACGGAAGCTGTGATTACAGTCCCAGCATATTTTAATGATGGGCAGCGCCAGGCCACCAAGGATGCGGGTGCAATTGCGGGACTAAATGTGTTGCGAATTATCAATGAGCCAACTGCGGCGGCAATTGCGTACGGGCTTGATAAAAAGGGAAAAGGCGAGAGCAATATTTTAATTTTTGATTTGGGCGGAGGCACTTTTGACGTGTCGCTTCTAACAATTGATGATGGCATTTTTGAGGTAAAGGCGACTGCAGGAGATACGCATTTGGGTGGTGAGGATTTTGATAACCGGCTTGTGAATTGGTGTGTTCAGGAATTTAAGCGCAAAACCAAGAAGGACCCGACCGGTAATAACCGGGCTTTGCGTCGGTTGCGAACTGCGTGCGAACGCGCCAAGCGAACCCTTTCTGCATCTGCAGAAACAACGATTGAGGTGGATTCGCTTTTCGAGGGGACTGATTTTATGACCAAGATTACGCGAGCCAAATTTGAAGAGCTCTGCATGGATTTGTTTCGTTCCACTATTGACCCGGTTGACCGCGTGCTCAGAGATTCTAAAATGTCAAAGAGCAGCATTGATGAAATTGTCCTGGTTGGAGGGTCGACACGCATTCCGAAAGTGTGCAGTTTGCTAATGGAGTATTTTAATGGAAAAGAGCTTAATCGTTCGATTAATCCGGATGAGGCAGTTGCGTATGGCGCGGCAGTTCAGGCGGCGATTTTGACAGGGGACCAATCGAAAATCACGCAGGATATTTTGTTGCTGGATGTTGCGCCGCTGTCTCTGGGAATTGAGACGGCCGGCGGTGTTATGACTAAATTGATTGAGCGTAATTCCACAATTCCGTGCAAAAAAAGTCAATCATTTTCGACCTATGCAGATAACCAGCCCGGCGTTTTGATTCAGGTGTTTGAGGGTGAGCGCCAGCTAACCAGAGACAACAACATTCTTGGCAAATTTCAACTGGACGGTATTCCTCCGGCTCCGCGCGGAACTCCGCAAATTGAGGTTACATTTGATTTGGATGCGAATGGTGTCCTGAATGTGAATGCGGTTGATAAAGCCGGCGGCAAGTCGAATAAAATCACCATTACGAATGACAAAGGGCGGTTGTCAAAGGATGATATTGAGCGCATGGTTGCTGAAGCGGAAAAATACAAGGAAGAAGATTCAAAGCACAAACAAAAAATTGATGCGAGAAACGGGTTTGAGAATTATGTTTATTCGGTCAAGAGTTCAGCTTCTGACCCGGGTATGCAGGAGAAATTGTCCGAGTCGGACCGCAGCGCAATAGATGACGCTTGCAAGGCGTCGCTTGAGTGGCTGGAATCTGTGGGACACAGTGAAACAGAGGCAGCCGAGTATGAAGCTCAACAAAAAAAACTAGAGGGAATTGTTAGTCCGATTATTTCAAAACTGTACGCTGGTTCCAATGGCGAAATGCCTGGTGACATGCCTGAACAACAACAGCAGCCGTCGTCGTCAAAATCTGGACCCAATATCGAGGAAGTAGATTAACAACAACTGCAAAATGCTTCTCTAAAATTGCAAGGGGCTGACCCCTTCATTTTATAGAAACATAACATGCACATTAAAACTGGAAATACAACTATTAATGATAATCCAAAATAACCTAAAATGACTATCACTCTTTCATTGTAAGGAGAAGACGATGCGTCGTCATCAGTTGGCGCTTTAGTTGAATTGGAGGCAACTGTGATGATGTCGGTGACATTAACATTGGTTTCCACAGATAAAATAAATGTAAACAATATTGACAATGATAAATATAATATCAACATTGTTTTTCTTGATATATTATGATGATGTTTCATATGACTGTTATTTTTTGATTTGTATTTATTTTCAAGTGTTTAAAAATATTAAAATGAAACTTTTATTTTCAATTTTTATTTATTACAAAAATATAAATTGAAAAGTTTTCAATTACTTTTAAAATGTTCAGTGTTCAAACCGGCAACAAGTCAACTCAATTATATCATGCAAACCACAGCCACAGGAAAAATCAAATCAGGAGTAGGCAAGTCGTCAGGAATAAAGAAATATAAGATAAGGAACAAGAAGCAGGCGTCTGAGTGGTTTCAGAGTCTATCACACATTGAGCAATTATTAGTGAAACAAGAATCAAACACATCATCATCCTCATCAAAAGAGAGAAAACCAAAAAAAGAAATGCACGAGCGCGAGCGTGAACTGATACTCAAACGAAAATCCGAACACGAAGCCCGCATGAAAGCCCAGTTGCAATCTAAAGAGGAAATAACGCGACAAATACAAAAGTGTCAAGACATGCGCCTCCGACTGATTCCACTTCAGATGAGGTTGAATCAGATAAAGTTGCACGAATCCCACAACACTTATCATCGGTACACTCAATCCTCCAATTTCTATTTCAAACTTTGCAACTTGGAAGCCAAGGTTTCAAATGAATTGCGGTTGATACAAAATGAAGAAAAAGTCCTTTTTGACATGCACCACAAACACCACTGCATCAAAAATTCAATCAAAGACATCATCGCAAAAATAACCGCGCTTTCAAAAACTGACCCATACGCAAGAATTAGCGGAAAAAAATGTGTGGACAACATCTACAACTTGGTGACAGTGTAAAGGTGGCCGTTGTTGTGGAATTGTTAACACTTGGTAACAAAATGATAGTCGCCAATTTGTTTTTTTTCTCGAACGTATCTGCTCATTTTTGCAGCACATACATTCTCTGAAACTGCCGCGTCTTTTTGATTTTATTTTTCAATTTTTATTTGTAATTATATTGCTTTTGCTTTTAAAAACAAAAGCAAACTTAATTACCATTTATTTTTTTTCACACTGATTTTGGGTCCCGCTCCTTTTTTGTTGATGTTTTTCGGGTCATATGCCTCCTCTTCGTCATCAGAATTCAAATCCTTGCTCATCTCCCAGAATTCTTTACTACCGAGTTTGAACGGTCCGTGCTGCTGCGCCTTGTACCAGAAAATTTGGTCCTGTAGCTTATTCGACTTGGCATTGTTATTTATCACCAAACACTCGAAGTTTTCAGTGCACTGGTCCATCACCTGACAGAACGATTCAAAAGTCGGAAACATGCCCGCATAATTTTCATAGATTCGTTTTCGGTTACCTATGTACGGCTCTCGCAGGATAAACACGTAGTCAATGTTGGTTCTCAAATTAGGCGGAATGCCTAAAGGATATTGCATTGTGATGACCAGCATAATCTTCCAGTGACGGCCGTTCATGAAGAGGAGACGCATCATAGTGTCGCGGGTCCATTTATTATCGAACAAGCAATCATCGAGGACGACGAATGTTCGGGGGTCTATGGTGCTCCTTTTATAAGATTCCATTTCCTTTTTAACTTGTTTGAGAACTGCTTTTTGTCGTTTCAAAATATTTTCTATGATTGCGGTATTGTATGCGTCATGGATGAAGAGTTTCGGGACGTGTTCTCCGAAGAATCCGTTGCCTGCTTCTGTTCCTGAAATAACTGTTCCGATGGGGATGTCCTGGTGGTAATACATGAGGTCTTTCACGAGAAAACTTTTACCGGTATCACGTCGCCCGATTAAAACGATAACTGGACCTTTATTTTCGTCCGGTCGAAAGCTGATGGAGCGCATGTCAAATTTACCTAGTTCCAAGTTCATATTTTAATGTGCTTGTTTAAAAAATTGAA